GGGCCGTAATTCGGTTCCCCTGTTCGTTCAGCAATTTGTAAATCGTGGCACGATCAGTTTTCATGTCTAGATGAAGCTCCTGCAGCGCAGTCCCGATCTGCTCGACAGCACCAGTGAGTTTTGCGAGCGCAATCATCGTTTCTTTCAGCTCGTCACGAGAGCGTTGATTGTTGTTTTGCTCTCGATTTTGACGGCTTAATGCCCGATCTCCCACAACCGCTAGGGATGCTGCGGCGAGGGGAGCAATAATGTCGATCACTGCTTAAGGTGCCCCTGGTCTTGTCATTTTACGGGATCCGGCCTGCCTGCAGCAATCGCCACTGCACGCTTATAAAACATGCAGTCGGTCTTGCCAGCCTTTTCAAGGGCTTGCTTGACTCGCTGCCAGTTTTCCAACGTGCGGGCATCCATCGGTTAGCTAAAACGACCGTTTCCACGCGCCCAGTCGGCGGCCCAAACCTGTTCGGGAGTACGGCCTGAGCGGGTGTTGTCTTCGATGTAAAGACGGTACAGCTTGTGATCGCTTCCCCACCATCCACTTTCAGATGAGCTGAAAGCATCGCCGCCAAAACCCATGACGGCGTAAGGGGTTCTCACGCCTTGAGCACTGCCATTATTCGAGACCCCTTGGCCTAGATCAATACCGTGGGCCTGCTGATCCCATGCGGCAACAGTTTTTGTGCCAACTGTTCCATCATCAATTAACCACTTTTCACGCCATAGGGACGCTGAGGCATCCCAGTACCAGGCGTAACCAATGCGATAAATCGTGGCAGTTGATGGACTCGCGAGGACTGTTTGCGAGTTGGTGACATAGCTGTTACTCGAACCGCTGGTGCGGAAATCGGCAAACGCTCCTGTTTGGTCCCGCTTGACGCTAATCCCAGCAGAACTAGCCGCGAGCCCAAAACCTGGATAACCCGAACCGCCTGGGACGGTGTTGGTCAAATTTCGATTAAATAGCTCTTTTTTGCTGCTGGTTCCTAATTTTATCCATACGCTCACGGTGTAACCGTGGGAGGGGTCATCAATAGGATAACGACCATCTCGCTCTGACTCGATGTAGCGTAGCCGCTTGGAGCCGTCTGTAATTGCACTTAGCCCGGCAAATGTCCCAGCGGGGTGATCAGGCTGGTCAGGAAACCAAAAATAGGGCGCTGCTCCACCGGCATAGCCGATGCCTGCTCGATAAATGCCCGCCGCATCCTCCATATCAGCCGGAACCCCGCTCGCGCCGGGGCCTTTGTCGCGCAGTACATGATCCCCAATCAGAACCCCAGTCGTGGCGATGCCATCGTCTGTTAGTGAATACAATGCAGCATTATATGCGTTGGCTGTGGCAGCGTTACTAATGAGGCCGGAAATACTGTAACTATTGGCAGCATCGATCAGGTATCTGCCACCAACATTTGGCAGCACTGGATCACGTTTCAGAAGCGGCAAGGTGGTATCGGTGAAAGCGGTGCTAAGCCGTGTGATGAGGGTCATGAGGATTACCAGCCGTGATTGAGGATGAACTTGGCTACCATTAACCGAACAAATTCCTTCCCATAGGAAGAAAGATGAACGTTATCAGCGAACATTGCTCTCGGCATGTAACCATTGTCAATGTCCCACTCATTATAAGCATTGGCTGTGTCGATGCTTCCGTTTTGATTAAACACATCGTTGCCAGGGGTGGCGCTGCCAATGGAACCAACAGTGGCCGTAATATCGGCTGAATTTCCAATTGTTCCTGCCGCAATGGTCACGGTGTCAGACGCCGCATAACCATGACCGGGCTCCCTGACCCAGATAGCGGTCGCAACGCCTCCTGACGCAACAACGCCTAGGCGCAGACCAACGCCACTGCCATCAGTGGTCGTATCAACGCTGGTAGTGCTCTGGGTGCCACTGGTGCCAGCATTGACTAAAGTTACAGCGGTAACGCCTGATGTTGTTGTTTGGCGGAAACTAGCATTAGCACCAAGCCCGTCCCACGCATAAGGAGACGTTGCGCTTGAATAAATAGTAGAATAATTAGTATTAAACCAAGCCTTGAAACTACTAATTGACAAAGAAGAATTGCCGTTCAAAGCGGTATCGATAATGTTCAAATAACGATCACCATAATTGTCGATATACGCTTGCTCTACTGCATCGGTAGTTTTAACAATAGTGCCATAGTCATTTATGTTAGTGATAGCTTTTGTACTGCTTGCAACCGCGTTAAGCATCACATATTTTTTGCTTAATGCCGTCAATCCTTGATTAACCATGGCATCAAGCACGATCATCTCCATGCGGGCGGGATCGTCACCACCTGAACCATGAGGACCGAACGGCCACAAAATCTGAATGGAGTTCAGCAAGTCCTCCATGTCAGTTTGCGGATACCCTTGATCGGTCCCAAACCCGTTATTAGTAATTGGCACAACTTTTTGCGGGCCGTTCGCAATCACTGCATCGCCTGCGGTTTCTCTTTCAAAGTAATACCCGCTATTAACATAAAAATCAAGCGAAACAGATGACAGCACAGAAACATTGCTAGCACTTAGGGTTAATGTTGTGCCAGAAATACTCGTGACCGTAGTGCCTAAAATTATTTTATCTTCATTGCCATCTGTTTGCTTAACCAGCATTCCCACCGTTATCCCTGTTGCGTCTGCCACGGTAATAGTAGATGCGTCTGCGCTGCCTGTTGCGGTGGTCGTCACTGATGAAGCTGTTTGGCGCTTGACTTTGCCGATCACACCCCCTACCAGCTGTCTGGGCATTTTGGCGATGAAGTTACTGTACTCAAAAGGATCAAGATTTAAGCCTTTTTCAGTTGCAAAGTCTGTATAAATTGCAGCCCGCATATTATTGACTGTTGTATTGCCGGATGCGTTAATCTGGCCCCCTGGGACTTCAACCGTCCACCCTGCCGCCCCCATTTGCATGGCGATGACAACCGAGCTGAGACCTCCGCTGCCCTGGTTGCGAAATGCGCGGCTGTAACCCGTTTCGCCTGCATCGATAAATGATTGCTGGGTGGTGCTGACACCGAACGTCCCTGACATTGAGTCACCCCAAAGCGTCAAATCACTGGTGCCTAGCGCCGGGACTTGATGGCTGCCGTCCGCATCCATCACATAGGGTTCTGATGCACCATTCCGGGTGGTAGAAAATAAAATTCGTTTTTCAGCTTCATCGGTGAACGAAATGCCAGTGTTGTGACCTTGGCTCGTCAGTTGGCTTTCAATGCCTTTGTAGTAGCGGTAGATTTGGTGATTGGTGCCATCAGTGCGAGATTCAAACAGGCCGAGCAGTCCACCGCCGAGGCTGTCGAGTCGAAAGCCTGCAGCTGATCCTGCGATGTTTAAGGTTCTGACCGTCAGCTGGTCGATCTCAGCTTTGGGGAAATAGTTTTTACCTGATGGCAGAATGGCGCGACAAATTCTGTTATTGTCGTCTAACTCAACTTGGGCATAAGCTTCATAGCCCATAGTTCTTTTCGTGGAAACCGCTCCGTTAATATCAAACGCTCCGTCAGACTTAAGGCCATACCCAACACGCCCTGCAGAATCTAAAACTACTTCATGAAAGCCCGATCCGCCGACGTAAGAAATATCTTCTTCTGAAGATGAGCCGCTAACAAACAAAGAAGAATTGGTTCTAATTGATTCTTCTGCGGTCCATGCGTAGTTATTTTCGTTCCATTCAAGCCTTACGTTATCTGCTGTCCCGCGATCAATCTCAACGCCTGCACTGCCTAACGTAACTCCACTTCCTGATTCCCCTTTGTTTAGGAGGATTGTGTTGTCTTCAATAGTAAGGTTAGTCACATCAATAGTGACGGTTTCACCTTGAACCAACAAATCGCCCTCAATAGTAACATCACTTTCAAAAGTGCTGTTGCCCTGAAAAGTGCTGTCGCTTTCAAATAAAGCTTTTTTTATCGCAACAGTTCCATCATTCTTGATCCCCCAAGCAATGCGCCCGTTCGCATCAACCTCGACCCGCGCATATCCAGGCCCATCCGCGAAACTAACATCTTCTTGAACTTTTGCGTCGTCTAAGTTGATGTTGCCACTTGGCACATCAAACGATCCATCATCCTTAAGACCATATCCAATTTGACCTGCAGAATCAACAACGGCATGGCTGTATTCTGATCCATCTGTGTAACTGTCGTCATCTTCAACCTCGGCGCTGCCAATCCGTAGCGGGTTAAATGTGTCGTTTAAAAATGCAGCTGCAAATCGTGTTCCAGTCGCAAAAGTAACATCACTTGTATAGCTTTGATTTGATACAAATGAATAGGTGGTGCCGCTACGGCTTAACGTCCCATACACCGTGCCCAGTACGCCTGTGATGCTGGTGCCATTTGTCAGATAAGACGAATCAGCGGCACTGACGGTGAGTGGGCCAGTGCTCCCACCGGTAAGCGTTGCCGGTGCGGATAGCAAAACTGATGCAGTACCCTCGACCAACTGGAAAACACGCTGGACCTCCGCCACAACTTCAGCCCATAGCGTCCCCCCCATCACCGTGGAGCTGATCGTCCCCCAGCCCAGCGCATAGTCGCCTGATCCGGTCTTATAAAGCACTTGCTGCGTGTTTCCACCGGGCAGCATCGTGACCCTTACAACCGTGCCGTCAGTTTTTTGCAGGTAAATATGACCGTCAGCCGCTTGAATCGCGATTGAGCCGAGATCGACTTCGGATGCTGACGGGATGTCGCCAGGTGTGATCGAATAGTTATGGATGATTTCGGTCATTCTAGGCCCTGGTCCTGCCTGTGAGATGCCTTCATTCTACTTATCAAATCCCTTCAAGAAGCTCAACATCCCGCACCGTGACGAACGAGGCTGATCCAGTGATAACGTCAGTTGCAGCCGCGCTAATCGCATTCGATGTAATTATGATTCTGGCGCGATAGTACAAATCCCCAGGTTCTTTTACGATGTTTGAATGCTGCTCCCTGGCAGTTTCTTCAGAGATTAACCAAAATTCCGCGTCAGCTTCTGCTTGTTTCTGAGTTTCAAGAAGCAACCTCATCAAGTTACTGGTTCCTGATCGTGCGGCTTTTTTGTAAATCGTCGGGGCAGGCTCGACGCCCGAAACAGAAGCATTGTCATAATTGCCGCCTGAATTAGAGCCTTCGGTAATACTGCCGTTGATCAGCGTCGTCCCATCGTTCGGTCCAGTCCAAAGAACAGCGTTTTGATAATTAGGAAGGCTGATGATAGTGCTATTTTTTGGATCAATTGTTTCGCGTTCGACTAAGAAATCGAACGTACCACCCCCTTTGATAATAGATTTTACTCCGTTAAAGAACTTGTCTCCTAGTCCCGTTGTATCAATTTCAGCTGAATCAATATTTAGCGCCCACTTTGTCATGCCGCATTCAATGCGCCAGTCATTCACAAGGCGAAATTCAAGCGTGTCTGATGCACTAATAGCGTCAAGACTTTCGCGATCTGCCCTAACGTTTTGTAGAGCTGAACTTCTGCTTCGATAAAACGCAACGCGGTTAAGCTGATCAACGCTGATATAAAGTTGATTTTTATATGGAGTGCTCCCCAGCGCCGCTGGGTATGGCTCGGTGTAATCAACCATTTCCAAGTTGTTGCGCCATTCATAGGGGATGTCCGCAACATAAGCAGGAACCAACCCAACATCTGATGGTGATGCGTTTGGCCAGTTAGTTGTTGATGCAATCTCTACAAGATCGCCGTTTCTATACCCTGCTTGAGTCAGTGTGTACATTTTTTGCGTTTTATTTATTGCGCTAAAGTCCATTACCTCAGGTTGAGGGGCAGAGCGTTTAATTGCAATACGCCCAAACGTTCCTAAAACTGCCATTACGTCGAGGAGATAGTCAAGTCACCAGTAAACGTAAATGCAACATCTGTGCTTGTAACGTCACCGACAGTCACGGTTGAACCAACATTGGTAATCAACACACTGCCTGAAATCGTCTTGCCTGTGGTCAGCGTCAACGTTGCGGTGATGCTACCTTGCGAATCAGTATTGATTTTGGCGTAAACATCATCAAGCAGACTGTTTTCGTAGAGCAAAGTTGCACTACCTGATGCACCACGCAACCCCGTTGCGTACACCCTGCTTGATTCACCTAAGCTTGTGGTCTCCAGTGTGTCGCGTGAAATATCAATGCTTGCGTCACGAGCCACAACCGTTGAGTCGAGCCCAGTGATCGCAAAGTTGCCTGTTGTGCTGGTGACTGCCATTTTGTACTCCTGTTAGCTCATTCTAAGCTCTGCCGTCAATTCAACGGTCACATTGGAACGACCAGGGGCGACGCTTTCAACTTGTGGTGACGACCCTTCACTAAAAGACCACAATAATCCGGCCCCTGTCGCGCTGGCGTTCAGCCAGCTTTTTAAGGTGGCATCCGCTCCAGCAAATATCTGTGTCGGCAAAGTCAGACTATCAACTGAGCCTTTTGCGCTGTTATATGCGCTGAGGATTGCTGCTGTGTTGGTGTCGCTGATGTTGCCGAATGTCAGGCTAAGTTTTGCCTGGCTGGGCCTACTGCCCCACAACCTACGAGTGATCACACCAGATTGTGACATCTGTGTCTTGGTCGGCCATGTTGGCGCAACAAAGCTGCGTCTTGTTGGTGTGATGCTGGGGAACGTCGTTGCCACGGCTAGGTTATGCTCCAGTTGTTAGCGTCATCGAAGCCATCAGCGACTTTTAGAACGCCGCTGCTATTGACAGGCATGTGCATTGCTTCAATTGTAAACAATCCATCATCTCCTGACGTGATTCGTTCGATTTGATAAACGCGGATTTGCGTGTTTGCAATTTTTACGGTAAAAACCACGCCTGTTGGCGTTGCCGTTTTGCCGCTGTTGCTAACAGTAAGTGTTGCGTCAGCCGGTGGGGATCCCTCCGTTCCGTCCCATGCGACCACGTTGTGTGTCCCATCCGTCAATGCTTTCGTACTGACTAATGCGCCTTCTGGCGTTACAGCCCCGTTGTTGAATTGGTCGTATTCTGTTTCGTCCATTGCGACTTTGATGTAATCGCCGGGCGCGATGTTAGACATCACTCCTTCGTGTGTCGTCGAGAAGCTTATGACATGTTGAGGTATGCGGCGCATCCTGATAATGAATTTGGCTGCATCGATTGCGTGTTCCCTGCTTGTGCAGTAAGAGCTCATATCGATCTGTTCAACTGGGTCTGTTGCGCTCGCCTCAGGGACCAGCTCACGAACCAGCACTTCACGGACCACCGGGAACAGCCCAGGGCTGGTTGGATCTGTGGTAGTGCGCTCCTCGCGGTAGCGAACGCTGACCTGTATCGGATCACGGTCCTCTGGGTCAAAATATTGAAGTTTGAATGAATCTGCGGCAATATTGCCTGCCGTGAACAAAGCAGCAATTGGAACAGCGGTAAAAGATATTGCAGGGCGAAGAAAATACTTACCGTTTGATTCGCCAAACTGCAGTAAATGCGTAGCAGCTAAATCCGCTGACCATTGCCTGACATTGACAGGCTCAGAAACGGCGCCGTCGTAAAAATACTTGCGGTCTTGGCACCACTGCGCTGCAGCCGTGAACTCGGTGCTGTCGATCATGTAGTTCTTCACAAACGATCCCGCACCAAAACGATCGTTCGTCATCAAGTCGTACAGAATGTCGGGAAAAAGATGCGTTGCTCCAGATCCACCCAAAAGCCTGGTGCATTCACGGCCTCCCGTTACATAAGCAGAAAATTGGCTGAACTGCTGGAACTCGGCGGATGAACGAATGTTGATGCCAGCCAGCGCAAGATTGTCGTATTGCGGCGCTGGACTGTTTGGTACGATTTCATTGACATAAACAATGCTATGTTCAGGCCCAGAATCTGCAGTGCTGCTGATCTCTGAATAAACAAAAGTTTCCGCTAATTTTCCATAGTCATCAATGTAATTAGTAACGTCTACAAGGGGCAATCCGTTGTAATTTCTTGTGACCGTAGGGTCATTACCGTTTGTGTCTTCGTCGTAAACATAGTTAGAACTTAAGGCAGAATCAGCGTTACCAAAAGCAATGCCAAAGTTGCTTTTATTGAGCGCAATGTTTTCACCATTGAAGACAACACTTATCCCGCCGTCAGAGATAGTAGCTCGACCTTTCTTGGGGTCAAGAACATACAACGCACTACCGTATTGGCCTTGGCGAACTTCAAACCCTGAAAGAGGCTCAAACATAAATTCACGTACCTTGGTGGAGCTAAATTCAAAGCGGATGTAATTAAAAACAGATTGCTGCGTTTCGCTTCTGACCCCGTAGGCATTACTTAACTCCGTCCAGCTACTGCTCCCAACCGTTCTGTATTTAATTTTGAAAAACGAATACCGCTGCACTGGTGCTGTAATAACACCGCTTTGATAGAAGTTGTTAACTATATCTTCCGGCGGATTGTTTTCAAAAGTTTGACACCATTGCGTGTCGGCGTATTCATAAGTTTTTGTATCCCTAAAGTTGCATAGATTGTTTATTCTGATGCCAAGAGCAGACTTCAGGCCAACTTCCACGGCTTGACACGCCCTCGACGTTGACACCAGTCCCCGTGCGTAGCGCAGCAGGTGTCCCCCTGTCGTGCCTTTTTCCCGCACGCCTAAATCTCCACCCACATTCTCAAGTCTTGACGGGGAAAAATTCTTAATGACCCCAGATTCAACGACAGTGAAACTGACAACAACAGCTTGACCCCCGCTGCCATTTAGCTCGGCTTGTGATACAAACTCCTCTTTTGGAGTGCGGCCTGTACAGACGCATAAAGCCGTTCCGATTTTATACAACTCACCCTCCACTAACCGATCATCCCAAGTTTTTTGCAACGAAGCAACCGCTGACGCTACATCTTTCGCTTCAGCATCATCATCTGAGTCCCCATAGGTGCTGAAAACAGTCCCCCAGTCACTTCCGTTGTGAAGCCTGTAGCTAACGGTATCCCCGACGCTGACTGAAGTTGCAGTCCCAGGGCTTGTTCCTGCGGTGGAATTGATCCGATTGACACCGCTAAATGTTGAAAAATTGGCCCGATACTTATCCCGTTTGTTC